GGTACAAGAGGCACTGTACTTGAGACATATCCTTACTTGTCAGTTGCATCCGATGCTAAGAATCCAGATGGAACCAATAACTTTGTGATTGATAATATCAATACAAGATCTGAATATGTCTGGATGATTAACTTTGACTCAAACTACAAAAACTCAGCAGCTAACGCTGGTACAACTGCTGACAGTGGAGACAATTTTGATAATGGACTAACTACAGCAACTAACTACAATTTTGATAATGGTGTCAACTCTGGATCATTTACAACTACTGAATTCTTAGCTGGCTTCGATTTATTTGAAGACAAAGATGTAGTAGAAGTAGATTTCTTGATTGCACCTGGAATGACTGCTAGAGCAGATCAGACAACTGTTGTTAATGATCTTATTTCTACAGCTCAAAGTCTTCGTAAAGATTGTGTAGTAGTTGCATCTCCTGCTAGAAACGATGTTGTAAATGTTGCATCTGCATCATCTGCTGTAACGAATGTGGTTGCTACTGCAGACACCTTTACAGCTTCATCTTATCTAGTTATGGATGGAAACTACATTAAGACGTATGACAAATTCAATGATCAGTTCATTGAGATTCCTGCTTCGTCTTCAACTGCTGGCATTATGGCAGCTACAGATCTTAATCGTGCACCTTGGTTCTCTCCTGCTGGTACACGAAGAGGTCAGTATCTTGGAATCACTTCAATTGCATATACACCAACAAAAGGTCAAAGAGATACTCTTTACAAAGCTGGTGTGAACCCAATTGCAAACATTCCTGGACAAGGTACAGTTCTGTTTGGTGATAAAACCAAACTTGGAAGGCCTTCTGCATTTGATCGTATTAACGTAAGACGTCTCTTCCTGGTTCTTGAAAGAGCAATCAGTAGAGCAGCTGAACAGGTAATGTTTGAATTCAACGATGAGTTCACCAGATCTGAGTTCGTTAATATTGTAGAGCCAGTACTAAGAGAAGTAAAAGGCAGACGTGGTATTACAGACTTCAAGGTTGTGTGTGATGAAACAAACAACACTGCTGCTGTAGTTGATAGAAATGAATTTATCGCTAATATCTTCATCAAGCCGGCTCGTTCAATCAACTATGTCACTCTTAACTTTGTGGCGGTTAGAACTGGCGTCGACTTCGAAGAAGTCGTTGGCACAGTTTAATAGCGCCGGAGGAGAAATAAGATGGCAGTATTAGGAGTTGATGATTTTAAGTCCAAGCTGAGAGGTGGTGGCGCTAGACCCAATCTATTTAAAGCGACCATTAACTTCCCAGGTTATGCAAACGGTGATCCTGAGTTGACCTCATTCCTTTGTGAGACAGCTCAGCTTCCAGGATCCACGATGGGTACAATTATTGTTCCATTCCGTGGTAGACAGCTTAAGATGGCTGGCGATCGCACATTCGATGTGTGGACTGTCAACATCATTAACGACACGGACTTTGCAGTTCGTAATTCGTTAGAGCGTTGGATGAACGGTATGAATGCACATTCAGCAAATACCGGTCTTACAGCACCTGTTGCATATGAGGCAGATCTTAGAGTAGAGCAACTTGATAGAGATGGAAGTCAGTTGAAAGAATATATCTTTAGAGGTGCATTCCCAACTGATCTTGCTCCTATTGATGTGGGTTATGGATTGAACGACGAGATTGAAAGGTTCGCTTGTACCTTCCAATATCAGTACTTCGATGCATTGAACCCAGCTACAACTACGTAATAAATATAGAGGGCCAGTAACCCTGGCCCTCTTACTCTAACTAGGAATTCATAATGGCAGAAGTTTATAGCGGTAACGGCAGATCCTTAAAACTATTTGGATTTGAAATAAAGAAAGCAGAGACTGAGGATCCAAAGAAAAGACCCTCAATCGTTCCTGCACGAGATGATGATGGCGCTGGTTATGTAACAGCGGCCGGTACTCACTATGGCCAATACATTAATATGGATGGTGATGATTCCAAAGATAACTATCAGTTGATTATGAAGTATCGTGGAGTATCAATGCATCCAGAAGTTGATATGGCGATTGAAGATATTGTTAATGAGACAATTGCAGGAGGAATGTTAGAACAAGCAATTGATATTAATATGGATAAGCTCGAAGTGAGCGATGCTATTAAAAAACAAATCAAAGAAGAATTCGATAACATTTATGCTATGATGAACTTCAACGAGTTGGGACATGACATTTTTAGAAGATGGTATGTTGATGGAAGATTATTTCATCATCTCGTTGTAAATGAATCTAATCTCAAAGCTGGCATTGTGGAGATTCGTCCTATTGATGCTGCTAAGATGAGAAAAGTAAAACAAGTAAAGAAGAAAAAGGATCCAGAAACAGGAGTCAACCTCATTGAGAAAGTTGATGAGTATTACATCTATCAAGAGAAGCCAGGTCAAGCTAACTCAGGTGTAAAACTTACTTTGGATTCTGTTGCATATTGTACATCTGGTCTTCTTGACGAAGCTCGTAAGAAAGTTATTTCATATCTTCACAAAGCATTGAAGCCTATCAATCAGTTGCGGATGATGGAAGATGCTCTTGTCATTTACAGATTGGCTCGTGCTCCTGAAAGAAGAATGTTCTATATCGATGTTGGTAACATGCCTCGTGGTAAAGCAGAACAATACATGAAAGATATTATGGCTCGTTACCGTAACAAGTTAGTATATGATGCAAAGACTGGTGAGATTAGAGATGATCGTAAACACCAGTCCATGATTGAAGACTTTTGGTTGCCAAGACGAGAAGGTGGAAGAGGTACGGAGATCTCTTCACTACCAGGAGGTCAAAATCTTGGTGAGTTAGATGATGTTGTATATTTCCAAAAGAGATTGTATCGGTCTTTGAATGTTCCAATCAATAGACTTGAGCAAGAGGCACAGTTTAGTCTTGGAAGATCAACAGAAGTATCAAGAGACGAATTAAAGTTCCAAAAGTTTATCGATAGACTTCGTATGAGGTTCTCTCATATGTTCTATGACATTTTGAAGAAGCAGTTAGTACTCAAAGGTGTGATTACTGATGCTGATTGGAACTTAATGAAAAATGATATTGTATTAGACTATGTTCGTGATAATCATTTCACAGAACTAAAAGACGCTGAATTACTAAGAGAGAAACTGCAGACGTTGGATCAAATTTCTAACTATGTAGGTGAATACTTCTCAAAAGAATGGATCCAGAAAAATGTTCTTCATATGGATGATGAAGACATTAACATGATCCAAAAACAAATTAGTGGTGAGACAGAAGAAGAACCACAAGAACAACAAGAAGCAGCTCAACTAGTTCAATTTAAGGAGAATAAATTATGAGTGAAGCAGCAGAAGATCTTCAGCAGGAGATCGAAACTAGTCCATACCATGATTTGATTAATCATGCATTGAACCAAGATTTCAATAAGGCTAATGAGATCTTTGGAGATATGATGACTGTTAAGATGTCTGACATGTTGGACCAAGAAAAAATTAAGTTAGCAGGACAAATCTATAATGGAGAAGACCCTGATGACGAAGACGACGATTCGCAGCTCGAACTTGACCTTGAAACAGAAGACGACGTTGAAGAGGATGAGGATGGGGAGGTACAAGAGCCCGATAGTGTACAACCCGAGACCGAGGACGAATAAAAGTTAGTCTGAGTAGAAAATAATAAAGTTATAAATAAACGGTAGAACGAGAAATGAAAACTTTTTCGCAGATTAGAGAGTTAACTGGAAGAAAGCCTGAAGGCAAAGTTGTCTTTAACAAAAAGATAGGTCGTATCCAGGTAATGGTTTATCAAGAGCGTAATGGTTTTGTTGCGTATGTTGATGGTGATAGGTTGGATAGATATCGTTCTAAAAATGAAGCTGAAAAGGCCGCCACAGAATTTGTAAAACAGTATAAGGGAATGAAATAATGGAATTCAAACCACTAGCAGCAAAGGCCACCGCAAATGGAGGCGGAGCAGCAACTGACCTTGGTAATGCTACTGTTGTGTATGCTTTAGCTACAGCAGCAGCTACTGTTACATTATCTGGCGGTGCAACATTTCAGATGGGAGCTAACCAAGCTCTTATCTTTCATAAAGATAAATTCGAAAAGGTTCATGCAAGTAGTGCAAATGTGCACTTTACAAAGATTGCATATCCAAGGAGTTAATAATGAAGCTGATTGCTGAATATACTGAAGACGATCTTGAAATTCTTACTGAAGAAAAGAATGGTAAGAAGCAGTATGCCATTGAAGGTGTATTCATGTCAGCTGAACAGAAGAATCGTAACGGTCGGATATATCCTCGTCCTGTAATGGAAAAAGCTGTATCTAATTATGTACAGGATCAAGTATCAAAAGGACGGGCTGTAGGTGAATTGAATCACCCTGAAGGACCGACTGTTAATTTAGATAAGGTTTCTCACAAGATTGAAAAGCTCGATTGGTCGGGCAACGATGTTGTGGGTAAAGCAACCATTTTGGAAACTCCAATGGGTCAAATTGTAAAAGGTTTGCTCGATGGCGGTGTCAAATTGGGTGTTTCGACTCGTGGTATGGGAAGTTTGCAACGCGGTAATGACGCTATGGTCGTAAAGGACGACTTTATGCTCAATGCAGTAGATATTGTTCAAGATCCAAGTGCACCTAGCGCTTTTGTTAATGGAGTAATGGAAGGTGTAGATTGGGTATGGAACAACGGCATTATCGAAGCACAAACTATTGAAAAAATGGAGACTGAAATTAAGAAAGCTCCGCGTGCTGATCTCTATGAGACTCAGGTTCGTGAGTTTAAGAATTTCCTCTCGTTGCTCAAAAATAAATTGTAAAAGGAGTCAATGATGACTGAAGATCAAATGATTGAAGATCAAGAAGTTGAACTCCATGACGATGACAACGAAGTCGTGGAAGAAGCTCACGATCCTAAAAATGCTGAAGCACAGTCTGTAGCATCTGTTGATAAAGCAGGTAGTGCTACTGGTACTGCTGCAAAGCGCAAGATGGCTGGTGGAACAGCTGGTGACAACACCAAGAAGGATCCAATGCAAAAAGTAAAAATGCCTGGTACAAAAGCTGGTATGATGAATGCCGCAATGAACCATATGTCAGGCATGAACAAAGAGGATCTGAAAGTTGCTCTTGGTAAGTTGATGGCCGAGCAGACTGAAGAAGAAGTAGCACAAGCTCCTGAGCTTAACTACGAAGCAGACTTCTCCGGTGACCTCGATGCTCTGATTGCTAACGAAGCAACTCTGAGCGAAGAGTTCAAGGATAAGGCATCTGTAATCTTTGAAGCTGCTATCAAATCAAAACTGTCTGAAGAAATTGACCGTCTTGAAGAAAAGTACAACGAAGAACTCGAGGCAGAAATTACTTCTACCAAAGAGGATCTCGTAGAGAAAGTTGACAGCTACTTAAACTACGTAGTTGAAAACTGGATGGAAGAAAACAAAATTGCCATCCAGACAGGCCTTCGCACTGAGATTGCTGAGAACTTTATGAACAAGATGAGAGATCTGTTCGAAGAGTCTTACATCGACGTGCCTGAGTCAAAGGTCGACCTGGTTGACGAACTCGCCGAATCAGTTGAAGAGCTTGAGCAAAGACTCAACAAAACAACTGGTGATGCAATTGCAATGGCTGAGGAACTCGAGACTTACAAGAAGGATGCAATCATTCGTGAAGCATCGCGTGATCTCGCAGAAACTCAGATCGAAAAGCTCAAGTCACTTGTAGAAGATGTTGACTTCGATGATGAAGAGACTTTCGCTAAGAAGGTAGCTACCATCAAAGAATCATACTTCGACAAGAAGCCAACAACAGAGACTGCTGTGCTTGATACCGATAGTGAAAACGATGATATCGTAGAAACTTCCGGATCAATGAATCAGTACCTCGCAGCACTTAGAAAAACCCAATAATAGGAGTCCAAGAAATGCATAATGTAGTTTCTTACGATCATCTTATCGAGAAATGGGCCCCGGTACTTAATGAAGAGTCCGCAGGTGCCATTCAAGATAAGCACAGAAAAGCAGTCACTGCTGCTATTCTGGAAAACCAGGAGATTGCTCTTAAAGAAGAAGGTCTTATGACCGAAGCAGCTCCTGCTAACAACACATCTTCCGCTGCTAACTGGAACCCTGTCTTAATTGCTCTGGTTCGCCGCGCTATGCCTAACCTGATGGCCTATGACATTTGTGGTGTTCAGCCAATGTCTGGTCCGACTGGTCTTATCTTCGCAATGAAGTCTCGCTACCAAGGTGGTTCGACTTCTAACCGTGAAGCACTGTTCAACGAAGCAGAGACTCGCTTCTCTGGCGATTCATCTGCAACTCACGATTCCGACAACCCGTCGGGTCTGAAGGGCATTGCTGATGGCGATGGTGACTCAACTATCGATGATTCCCGTGGTACGGCAATCTTCGGTGGTGGTATGCCTACCGACGATGCAGAAGCACTTGGTTCTTCCGGTGGTTCGGCATTCAACGAAATGGGCTTCACCATTGAAAAAGCAACAGTCACTGCTAAGAGCCGTGCACTGAAAGCTGAGTACTCACTTGAACTCGCCCAGGACTTGAAAGCAATTCATGGCCTGGATGCTGAGACTGAGTTGGCAAACATTCTGTCGACTGAGATCCTGGCTGAGATCAACCGTGAGGTAGTTCGTACTCTGAACACTCAAGCTAAGACTGGTTGTCTGCAAACTAACACTGCAATCAATGGTATCTTCAACATCCAGACGGATGCTGATGGCCGTTGGTCTGTAGAGAAGTTCAAAGGTCTTATCCTGCAAATCGAGCGTGAAGCAAACGTAATTGCTAAAGAGACTCGTAGGGGTAAGGGTAACTTCATGGTCTGCTCGTCTGATGTAGCATCTGCACTTGCTGCTTCTGGCATGCTTGACTATGCTCCGCAAATGTCTACTAACCTTAACGTAGACGATACTGGTAACACTTTTGCTGGTGTTCTCAATGGTCGCATGCGTGTCTACATTGATCCGTTTGCACAGAACGACTACATCAACGTCGGTTACAAGGGTACCAACCCGTACGACGCTGGTGTGTTCTACTGCCCGTACGTCCCGCTTACGATGGTCCGCGCAGTCGGTGAGGATACTTTCCAGCCGAAGATTGGCTTCAAGACTCGCTATGGTATGGCATCGAACCCGTTTGTTGGTTCAACTCCTGCTGATGGCCTGGCTGCAGTCAAGTCTAACCAGTACTATCGTATCTTCCGCGTGGATAACATCCTCGGCGCGTAAAGAAAACGAAGTCTTTAACAC